TACTACACAACTACGTTGAATGGATTGCTAACCGTCGTATGAAAGCGATAGGTATCAAACCAATATATGATGTACCTGCTAAGAACAATCCATTACCATGGACTGCCCATTGGATATCATCTAAAGGATTACAAGTAGCACCACAAGAAACAGAAGTAGAATCTTATATTGTTGGTGGTATAAAACAGGACGTTAAAAAAGATACGTTCTCTGGATTCAAACTATGATCTTTATATTTTGGACTGGATTTGGGTTGATGGTTCTCAACGAAGGGTTCGTTATTATGAGACATCAATCACCTCTCTTTGCTAAATGGAGAGACAAACTCATTGAAAACTTTGGTGATAACTGGAAGAAGTTTCATTCTGCATTAGATTGGGTGTGGACTAATGCAGTTGTATGGGGATGGATATTCACACCATGGAACCAAAAGTTTGTTGGTCTTGCTGCCTTCATTACTTTTTGGTTTTGTGTATTACTATTTGTTTATGTACCTATGTGGTTAAAAGATGAAAATGAATCAACAAACTAAACTAATGTTTGCACTTGAACACATTGCACATCTTCATGATCTCTTTGAAGACAATGAGTTTGAGAAATACCTTCAAGATGCAGTGTTTCAAATTGAGTTTGAATGTGAAAGACAACTCAAACTTGAACTAGATAAAAAGAATCTACCATATCCATATGATAACCCCAAAGATTAATTTTGAAAAACAATTTGGTAAGGGAGTTGATCCATGGTATGCCAAGGCAGAGAGATGGGCAAACAAACAACCTAATTGGTTTGTCAAGAACTTCTCACTTGGTTTTATTGCCTACTTGAAAAAGTGGTGGTTTAATGTTAAAATAGAAAACACCATGAGAGATGTTGACTATCAAACAGATCAAATTTTAAAACAATGGGAGGCAAATGACAGACAACAAACCCCACACATCGTGGAGACAGGAGTATTTGGAGATGAAGGCTGGTCTATCGAAATTACAAATCCGATTGTTGAAAGAGGGACCCCAACAACTAGCACAGGCATGGTTACTGGGAGCGATGCATCAGGACTACAAGAAGATGAAGGGGATCAAGGAACCACCTAGTAGAGAGTCAGGATATCAGACATCATTAAAGGAGTGGTTACATAACAATGGATAATATGCCACAAGATCTTTGGAACGATATGGCAAAACTCAATGCTCTCTATGGAGAGTTGTGTTGGGGTCATGAAGATATTCTAGAATTCGTTGCTGACTATGAGAATAATAGGATTATAATTAGAAACCGAACAATGGATGGATATATATTTGAAAAGACAGAGTATGACTAAACTATGGAAAATATGGAAGTATTCACTAGGGAGTTTTAACGATGAAACCACCAAAAGATACGACAATATCGTTGCTATCGTACGTAGTTTTATTTTTATTAGTTACCTCATCACTAATTGCTTTATTATTAGTGGGGTCATTAGACATTGGGACGCTGCTAAAGTAAAAGATGCAAACTGTAGTATGGTCAATTAATATAATGTGTGCTATACTATTAATCTGTGTAGCAATAGTAATTTATTGGATTTTTAAATACGATGATTGGTATCCTAACCCCTATATTAATAAGCATGAGTCCGAACGAGATGATTCAAGACATGAGGGAGTGGAAGTCCGAGAGAGACAGAACCCCCATTCAGGAAATGCTAAATAATACACTTACGGAGTATGAACATGGGTGTAATGATCCCACCGAGTCGGAAGAGTTGTTACAACTTCCGAGTGACGAAGATAAACCGTGTACTAGATGGAGACACGATAGATGTGACGATAGACCTAGGGTTCGATCTGTACAAGAAGGAGAGGGTCAGGGTTGCAGGTGTGGACACCCCAGAAAAGAGGACAAGGGATCTTGAAGAGAAAGCACTTGGGATTGATGCAACGAACTGGCTCAAGGATAAACTCAAAGACGCTCTTGCTGGTGATGATGAGTTGTCTATTAGGACTGAGCTCGTTGGTGGGGTCGGGAAGTATGGTCGTCTTCTTGGCTGGCTTTATATTGGGGATGCAGATGTATCTCTTAATGAGCAAATGATTACTGAAGGATATGCTTGGGCATATGATGGAGGAACTAAGCAGAAGAATTTTGAAGACCTACGTGAGATACGTAGATCTTTCGGCACACTTAATGAAGGTTAATCATGAAAGTTACTGTTACACCCGACCCAACTGAGAATGATCTTGTAAGAGAGATCTCTCAAATTGCTGATAAGTTAGGAGCAGAGATGGAAAGATCATCTTGTGCTGATAGTTCTGGTCTTCATTGGAAGAAGATTGTCCTTACATATGATATAGAACACAAAAAGAAATGAAGATTGCTATTGTAGGGGCAGGTACAGCAGGTTTGCTGACTGCCCTTGATTTATGTTATGGTTTGCCTGATGAAGCAGAAATAGAACTCATCCATGATCCAGATATAGCACCACTAGGTGTAGGTGAAGCAACCTTATATAATTTCCCTGCCTCTCTTGGTACGATAGAGTATAGTCATGCTGAGAATAGACATGACCTTGATGCTACTGCTAAGTTTGGAGTTAGGTTTAAGAACTGGAAAGGTGATGGGTTTGTACCATTCTTTGCAGGTTCTCATGGTATACATTTTAATACCAATGAACTTGCAGCGTTTGTAATACCTAGATTGAAGAAACTATATCCTAACTTTAAGGAACTACATGGTACAGTTCATGGTATTAACGGAGATGGCAAAGAAGTTATTATTGGTAATAGATGGTATAACTATGCTATAGATTGTAGAGGATTTAATAAGATCAAGCGAGGTAATGAATTACCTATCCATGTAAATCGTGCCATAGTATTTGATTCTATGGAACCATCACCATGGGACTATAGTTATCATATTGCTCACAAGAATGGTTGGATGTTCGGCATTCCTCTGAGCAATAGAGTCAGTTTTGGTTATCTATTTAATGAACAGATCACTACAGAACAAGAAGCATTTGCTGATATTCAAAGGATAGTTGATGAAGGTATAGATGGATACAAGCCACGGTATAGTTCCCGTCCAGGGAACTTTAGGCATTATAACTTTGAAAGTTACCATGCCCCCAGTATATGTAATAGGAATGGTAATGTATTTGTCAATGGTAACAGGGCATTATTCTTTGAACCTCTTCAGTCAACCTCTATTGGTGCTTATGGATTCATTAATAATATAATCATGGATGCTATGTGTCAGGGTATAGATCCTAACCCTAGGTTTAGAAAGTTAGTTGAAGAATGTATAATGTTTATTAACCTACACTATAGGAATGGTTCTGATTATGATACACCTTTCTGGAAGTATGCTTCAATGAGAAGTCAAGATTTATTATTTAAATATGACCTACATAATTACAACTGGGAATACATGATAGATACTTTCCAAATGAAAGAAAGAATGTATTCTAATTTTCTTTATAACTGTTGGTCAAATGAGAAAGGTAACTGATGCTCTTGCTATCCTTGGTGGACTTACTGCATTCGCTGTGTGGTGTATAATTGGGTATGTAGAGATGACTGGATGGTCAGATAAAAACGACAAAGAAAGTCATGAAGCATTAAAGGTATTAATTAGAGAGTCAATTCAAACTGAATTGTTAGAAAGTAAAACGGGAGGAGTAGTTCGGGCTAAATAGATCAAGTGAGTGATCCAATATGTATGATAATCCTTGGTGGTATGATGGTAAAATCTTTGATTGTGACAGTATCAATGGTTACTATGGCTTTGTTTATTTAATTACAAATACAACTACATCTAAGAAATACATTGGTAGAAAGTACTTCTGGAGTTTCAGAAAGAAGAAGGGACATACCAGAAGATCTAAACAAGAATCTAATTGGAAAAAGTATTATGGATCATGTCCAGAATTAAAAGAAGATATTAATAAGTACGGTAAAGATAATTTTAAAAGAGAAATACTAAGTTTACATACTACATTAGGAAAGACAAACTACGAAGAGACGAAGTTACTCTTTACTAACTCTGTACTGACAGAGAGTTTTGCAGATGGTACTCCTGCATATTATAATAGTAATATACTTGGTAGGTATTACCGAAAGGATTACTTTGAGTATCCATAGTAACATTTAATAAATAAGTATTAACAGGATGAACCGTGATGATAGTAAGATGTATTCAGTGTAATAAAGAATTGGTTAGTTCGAGCAAAACCCAGTGCTGTGGATGTTCTAATAGGATGGTGTTATCAGATGATATAATCTCGGCAGTTGACTTAAGTAAAGTCATTTTAGTCAACCCTGATGAAAGTATTAAGGATCACAGTTTCTTAACTGATAATGATCTAGAATATCAAGAGAACCGTCGTAAGCGACGAGTTCGTAAACTTGATTTTGAGGTACGATGACCGACAAACACCATAAAAGAAGAGATGGTTTAACCATCTTCATAGAATCACTGCACAAGCCAGATGTAAAGTTACGTGGTTGTGCCCACAACCAAGGGTGCTATCATGAACTAATGGAATGGAGGGATGAAGTATTGGAGTTTCTAGAGCGTCGTCGTACAGAAGAGTTCGGTTGACAAACCTGTATTTTTATAGTAAACTCTATCTGTTGTAAATAAAACTATGTCTAGTACAAAGTTCTATTCCAAGTTCAAATCTGAACTGCCTAAACTTCTTGATGCTGTAGAAGGAAACGTTTCACTTGATGTTGAACATCCTAAACTGTATCAGAAACTAACAAGATATTACGAAGATCGAGGTCTTCAGTTATATCAAGATCCAGAAGATGATTATAATGTCATCTTAGATCGAGTCGAAGTAGATCTTCTTGACTATATGGTTTACCCCTAGTACATAATGTTTGAGATACCCCATCATCATATTCATATAAAAGAATGGGCAGACCGTAAAGGGTCTGTCCTTTCCACTCTTAGAGTAAAATCTCCAGAGAGAGTATCTAAGAATACTGATGACTGTATTACTACAAGTTATTGGGATGACTTCGATTATAATGAACACATTGAGTTTCTCAATATGCTTCATCCATATCTGGAACCTTTACATAAGAAGTTAAAAGTTCAAAGAATTACTAGATTATGGTATCAGACATCATATAAGAACGGTTATCACACCCCACATGATCATGGGTATGATGGTTGGTCAGCAGTATTCTATGCTGATTTCAATCC